GTCTACACCGTCGCCTGCCTCATTTAAAAACGTCGCTGCTACACCGCCTGAACCGCCGGTACCGACTATACTATAGTAAGTACGACCGTCGTACTGTATATAAGCGTCTGACCTTTGCTCTACAGTGTCTCCGACATAAGCATCAGCTAATAAAGATACTTCTGAGTAGTTAACGCCGTTGTCTTCAAATACCCTCATTTTAATGCCATTGTTGTTTATAAGTATACCGTTTACTGCTGGGAACACCCCGTACACATTAGTGAGCGAAGCCGCAGAAGTTCTAACCAAAGCGGTACTGTTGCTGTTTACCCTAAGTACAGCATAAGCGTTTGTTGACCAAGTTACAATTAAACCGTTGCTAAGCTGCTGAGCTATTTGGTTACCGGTGGTACCATCATCAACAACAGGTCCATCTTCAGAACCATCGTAATTAGCCCAGTCAACTAAAAGATTAACTGTTGTGAAGCTTATACCCGGAGAAGGTGCAGAAGATCCCAAAGTAGAACCAAAGTAAATAACACGTACATAGTAAGTTGTTAAGCCTAGCAACACTGTGGACGGAATATCGTTAGAGGTCAGGTCCCCTATAAACCCTGTGTCGTATATTATGTCTGAAAAACCAGAGTCACTAGCAATCTGCCACCTGGAGTTGATATGATTATCTGATCCACCGATAACATTAAAGGCCGAGCCAGTTAAGGTTAGTTCACCACGGCTGACATCTGTAGAGCCGCTAGTGGGAAAAGTGATGGTAGGTTGAGCAATGTAAGTCAAAACAGTACCTGTAGTAAACTCAGTAACTACAGAACGAAAAGACCAAACGTCGTCTACGTTGCGATACCTTACATCCCAGTAGTAAAGCGTAGAGGTACTTAGCACTCCTCCTGGGACAGTATACTCCTCAGTAGAGCCTATTTCCCCGCTGTCGTGGACAAGGGTAAGCATATCAGCAGAGGTTGATACACGGAACTGAGAGCTCTTATGAGGGCTACTGTATATAGCCCCATACATATTACCAACTAAGTTGGGGAAGCTAACCCCTGTTTCGTCATCGGCCGGGCTTATGTTAATTGGAGTTTTTACCAAGTCAGGTAAGTCGGCAGAGGCCAATAACTGTTCGGTGCCGAAAGGCGTCATGAACTTTTCATTGTTTTCACCGGCAATAGCTTCTGGTCCTGTTGCGCGCTTGCTGTCGTAATGCTGTTCATTAGAGAGGGCCGTCATGTACTTTTCGTTATCAGTACCTGCGATAGCTTCCGATTCAGTAACCTTCTTGCTATCGTAATGCTGTTCATTGGTAAGAGAGGTAATGAACTTGATATTGTCTTCGCCCGCGATAGCTTCCGCTTCACTGGCTTTTTCTGGGGACGAGTCATCTAGCCAAAAATCAGTTTCTGTAGTCGGTTCCTGGCCCTCATTAGGCGTTTGCAGAGACTTGTATATCTTACCATCGGAACCCTGTACACGAGCGTTAACAGGGTAGTCGGTAGCGCCATCATGCAGGGCTATACCTCTCTCGTTAACATGAGCTGCAAAAGCACCGACCCGGTTCATCTCATAGTTAAATGTCTTATGAGGAGGTATGTCATCAGCCAGCCAACCTAAAGATGTTTTCCCAGGTATAGCCAAATCAGGATCTACTATATTTGATGCGTTGGCTGTTCTTGCCCAAACATCATTAACATCAGGTTTAGTTGTACTCATTGATTAAACTCCTATAGACGATAGAAAACCGCCATTGTTGAATCCAGTGGCCAATGGATTACCTTGGAAACCCATGGAACCGTTGGCATTAACCTTCTGAAAAGTATAATTTACCCCGGCTACTAAGGGTAATATTTTATTCAGTTTCGCGTTTATTATAAGCTGCTCTTCTTCAGGGGTAAAGCTATGGAATATTATAAGATTAGCGTTAGCATTACCTAGATCTTCCGTTATCAATCTAGTACCTTGACCAAATAATAACTTGAAAACCGTTACGAAGTCTTCATGGGTTCCAGATGATTGATTACTTGCTATCTTAGCCCGTATATAAAGTCTATAAATATCGTCATCTAGAGAACCATTAGATATAGTTTCAGACACCCCGTCGTAAAAAGGAAAAGTATTAAACCCGTTCCCATTAGGGGTCCCAAAGAAACCAAAGAAAGGAACGAATATACCTCTTTCTATAACTCTACTCCTACCTACTATCTCCCCTAGTACATCTAGCTGCTCACCAATAGCTACATCCAAAGACCTTTCATTAAGTATTTGATTGAGCACTGTTTCTAAGGCGTCTGATTCTTTTATTAAAGCAGATATATAACCTATTAAATTAACAGACTCTCTAAACTGAGTAGCTAGTCTAGACAAAGCTAATTCTCTATGATTGATTACATTGGTCATAGTATGTTGACCTGTATGTTGTCAACCGTAAAACTAGCCCTCTCATCAAAGCCAATATTTATGTTTGCGGTATCTGAAGGCTGAGGATTTCCTCCTGTGTTTATAGCTATGAGGGAAACAGAGTGGCCATTGGTTACGTTAACAGGGGTAAACAATTCAGTACGAATAACATTCTCGTTAACTTCAAATCCTTTACCTTGTATTAAATTCCCATTAGCATAAGAAACTATATTTTGTTTGATAGTATCCACGCCCCCATTAGGAAAGTCTGCGAAAGTGTTTATATCAACTCTTACGAAGATAGGAACTAATACGGGTCTTGAAAATAATAAGGTTTTGTCTACTCCTTGAGTGTCTTTTATAACAACAGACGTATTGCCAGAAGTAGATATGCCCGTTGCTTTCTTTAAAAATATAGCTCTAGCTACCTCTGAATTTGAACCACCTTCTACTACTGCTAAAACAGAATGCTCAGGTAAACCATTGGCGTCCGTACTACCTGTATCGTTTTCTAATACCCTAACAGAGGTTACAGTAGGTACAGCTAATATCTCAGCAACAATAGAATCTAACATAGACTTACCTGATCTACTTATAGATCTAATCCGCCTTGCTCTTAGTTCTGAGTCTGACTCTATATTCTGACCTACAATGGCGCTATTATTGTTAGTAACGCTATCCCAACCAGCAACAGGAGAATCTATAAGAGTCACACTATCTGCCAGTGCTGTCAGTGGTCCTGTCACCGTTGCGGTAGCAAGTACATCAACAGACCCTCCCGCTGGTACAGCTACCTCTTGATCGGTTGTAAAACGGATACCAGCGTCTGCGACGGACACTATACTGCCAGCCGGTATAACTGTACCAGGATCACCCGATATAGTTAGTAATACCACGGAAGCTATCGCAGGCTCACGGGTAATATTGTTTAGTTGTACCAAATCAGAAAGCGTATTACCGCTAGCTTTAGAAGGCGAAAAAGCATTGTAGCAGTGCTCAGCCAGTTCCCAAAGGTTAGCGTCTGACTCTGACAGAACTCCGTTTATTTGCCCATCAGGTGACTCAGGCGAAACATTAAAGTTATCGCCGAATATAGCCTTTACTTCTGAGTTTAGTTCAGCGAGCAGCAAGTCAAGTCGCTTTCTTTTGAAACCTAAAGCGGATACCCCATATTCAGACATTTATAGTCACCTTATCTTTGTCTATTGAACCGTATGTAGTTTCAGCAGAAAATGATACAGACAAAGTTCTGGAAGAACCACCTTCATAGGTCATAGAAAAGCTGGTTAGTTTTTTCACACCTGGAGTCCTTAAAATTTTACTTTTAAATATAGACTCTATATTGGCCAAATTTGCCGGTTTTGTAAACACCTCTTGGAAGTAAGGTATTCCCGCGCTTATGTCCAAGAACCATTCCTCAAGGTAGAACAGCAAGCGGCTGCGAATGTGCTGAACTACTTCGGCCCCGTCTGATACGGTTAACAAGCTGCCTGCCTGTATTATCAAATCGTTGTTAGAATCTAGTGCTCTACCTATCATAACGGGGTTCCTGTATTCTGTTGGCTGTCTCCATCAGAGTCAGCGCCTTGCGGATGAGTATGAGTGCTACTAACGTCTATACCGTTGCTGGTTAATACGCCTGACATATTAGCGCCTCCGCTCATAGTAGCTACACCTCCTCCGCCCTGAGCCAGTGTACCACCGATTATTACATTACCGGCTAGGGTTATAGTAGGGGCTGTAATGGTACAACTAGAAGCGGCTGTAATCTCTGCTGTACCGCTGGCAGTTGCGCTAAGGTTGGCACAATCAGCCGTTATATCTGACGTAGAAGTTATGGATATACTAGAGTCGGCGTTTAAGGATATAACTGATGACCCGTCATCCTTCTTTATTTGCGTAGCCGTAGCACTATATGAAGGAACCTTATTAGGTACAGAAGATAGACCGACTGTAGCAGTAGCGTCAGACAGATGATGAAACCGTTTGGCGTTAGGGGTACGTATACCTCCGGACTTATGCCAAGTATCTATCGCCCGTTCGCAAAATGATATTAGACATTCGTCGCCTTTAACAACAGGGAAGGTCATTGAGAACCCTCCTCCTCTTGGAAAACTTATCGGGACATTTATAAGTATCGGCAGATTAGTCGGGGTTAATGTCTCAGTAACCCCTTCCCGTGTTATAAAGACTCTCTTTATAGCCGGTTGTATACTGGCGGTTTGGGTGACCGGGTCAAAACTTTCTATTATACCGGGCATAGAAGTATGAAGGTCTTTAAGCCGATTGGCAATACCTTCTTTTATGTTAGATGCTAACTTGGCTATAGCTGCTTTTCCGATACTCATTGTATAATCCTACCTTTAACTGAGGAAAGCCAGTCTCCGTCCCTTGAGTCACCTCTAAATACTACCTCTTGTATCTTATATAAGCCTTCCGCTGAAGTCCGTTTAACATTACGGAAAAACAGATTACCAATACTAACATCGGCATTGAGAGACTCAATTATAAATCCTCTATTAGGAAGTAACCTAGGATTCAATAACGTAGTAACGTCAACTCCTATCTCTGTAATTGTTGGCGAACCTATCATACCTGTAGCGGCTGTGACTAATACCGCCTGATCGCCTTCTAAGGGTTCTTGTTCTGGGGTTATGATAATCTCCCCGTCCTGTATACTCCAACTGAAGCCATACTCCTCAGCAAAGTTATCCATGATATCCTTAGAGGAGCCTGATAGTACCTGACCACGCAATTTGTCAGCTACCTGTGGCAACCCTTGCAGCGTACCTATGTTAACGTCTGAGAAGGTTTTAAGGACCTCTTGTATGGCAGAGCTGACACTCAAACTTTCACTTAATGTTTTGTTGAAGGTTGCATTCTGCCAGGACTTTTCACCATCCCCAGAGTATATCGTTAATAATCTATCTCTACCTGTTTTGGTTTGGAATACGTTACGGACATCCCCTTTAAACAATAATCTTAGATCACCCTCATAACCAGCATTCAAAACTATTCTGGTATACTTTTCCTCTAAAGCAGAAAGAGTATCCTGATTAGGGTTATACAGGGTTATACGAGCTAAATTAGGAAAAGACAAGATACTCTTTGTTATCTCAAAGTTTACACGTAATCCTTTTATAATACGAGCTTCTCCACCCGGAGGTATAACGGTTAACTCGTATACCCGCTTATACTGACGAGCCATTTTGTAGCTCCTCTTCGGTTAGTATAAATAAGCGAAAGACTTTACCAAACTCGTTTCTACTAGGGTCCTGTCTAGGGTTTTCCAAGTTTACGATATAACCTATACCGATATCTAAGTTATATTGATCAAATATATCAACACCCGGTAATAGCG